ACCGCTGTCTTTGATTGAGATTTCATCACCGTCTTTTTGAACAATGATTCCATCCTCATCAGACATACGTTTAAAGATTGTTAAGATGTCTTCTGCTGAAGCGTTAGTAAGGTCAATAGTTTCTTCTTCATCATCAAACTCCATTTCGTCTTCGTCACCGAATTCCATTTCGTCTTCAGATTCTTCAGAATCCATATCCTCAAGGTTATCAGCATCATCTTCCACTTCATCAGTGTCAAACTCCGCATCTAATTCAATCTCCTCATCTTCTTGCTCGTTGAGAGATTCTTTTACTAACTGACTGATTTCTTCCTTCATAGTTGAAGCAAGTATTCCTTTTGCGTTTTCGGCTATAACGTCTTCGACGTTTTTCATTTGAATTAAAGCCTCTTGAACCAAATTTTTATTTTCGGACATATATTTTTTTACTATAAATACTGCAATAAAACAAAAAATTTAATTTTTGTCCCATTAAAGAATTTAAAGCAAAAAAAAAGTGGTCGATTTGACCACTTTATTTTTTTTTTGTTTTTAATCTATTACTTCGTCTATTTTACTTTCAGATACTGAAACAATTCTCCAATCGTGTTGAAAGCCTTGGTATTTACCTGTTACTTTAGCTTCGACATCTGTGACTGAAAATCCCCTCACTAATTTCTCTTCTCTAATTTTTTTAATTCTTCCTGAGTTTTCATCGGGGAGTTCATAAACGATTTTTGCAACAAAATATTTTTCATCCATAATTGTAAGTTTTTATCTTGTTAAATAATCGTTTAATTTTTTCATTAAGTCAACAGACTTACCCAAAGAATCTGAGTCTTTCATCTTTCTTTCTTCTTCTAAGTTTTCTTCGTAGTTATTTCTATCTTCAGGATTACTGAATAAGTAAGCACCTGGTGTAGATGGTGAAGATACCAAGTCAAAACAAATTAATTCAAAATCGTCTTGAACTTCATTTTGTTCACCAACTTTTTTAAGAGAGCCGACACCACGAGATGAAACACCCATAGTAACACCTTGTCTCATTAGATTGGCAGCAATATCTCCTTTTGTAGATACGATACCTCTTTCGTGGAAACCTGGTGATGTCAATAATTTTAGCTTACCCATCAAAATATTATTATCCCACCATATATCAGTAATGATATGTGCCACTCTATCTAAATCGATAAGTGATGATTCAGGGTGATTTAATTCAGATGTTGATAAACCTTTCTTAATTGCTGTCTTATATCTTTCAGCTTCTCTTTTTAAAATCCTTTCAGGATAAACTCTACCATTTCTATTTGGTACACCATATTTCTGTAAAACGGCGTAAAACTCAAAAGGGTTTCTATAATCAAGTTCTTTTTGTTCTCTCATTATAGCCTCATTAAGACGGTCAGTTGGGGATATGTATCCCGCATCCATTTCAATAAGAATTCCTTTTCCTGTTTGGCCTGCTCCAAGTACTGAATAATTTTTCATCTATTCTTTTTCAAATAAATATACATTAATAGATTGTTTGGAGTAAATCTGAGTTTTTGGTGGAGGAAAAGTTAAAATGATTGTTATTTAAAATGTTATCCTTATAGACTCTTTTAAGGATTTTTTTGACTGAATCTTTAATTTCATTACATTTGAAATCCCCGTCTTGTTTGGTAAAAAGGTTAATTTCAAGATTCATAAATGATTTTTTATTGTATCTAATACCACTTGTTCTTAAGTCTAAATCTACAATAAAATGTTGTTTGAATAATTCTGTGTTTATTGAATGTAAAACTGAATGTTTTACCTCTCTTGACATAATGGACACTATCCTATTCCAATTATCATCTTCATTTATTGGGGTTACCCAAGTTTGAATATTCAAATAAATTGATTTTAGTTCTTTAGCGTCAACTGTCCCGTAAAAGCTTTTAATACTGTCGTATTGATTTAGAGTAATTGTTTTGCCCTTTTTCATTAAGGTCAACTATTATTGTCTCGTTTATTTTTTTAAAATATACTAAAAAATTATCAACAAAACAAATATATTTAATATTGTATGTTAATAGTAAAAGTAGACTCAAATATTGAAAAAGCCCTAAAGACTTTGAAATCCAAAGTTATTAGAACAAAACAAATGCAAAGATTAGTTGAATTGAAAGAATTTAAAAAGAAATCTGTAGTTAAGAGAAGTCAGAAGGAATCCGCCAAACACAAACAATATCTTAGGACTCTTGGTGAATAGAATCCTTCAATTGTTTTAATCTGATATAATTCATTAAATCAAAATTCTCAGATTTAATCTTTTCAATAGTTTCATTTAACTTAGTTTTCATATCTTTTTCAGATTCTTTTTCTGAAATGACAACTAGTCTCTCTATTGTAGATTCTTTAATTGTTTGGAATTCTTTTTCTAAATCATCTTTAGATGTTGCCATTAAATGAAAGACTTCTACTTTTGTAGATTCGTCTAATGTTTCCAAATATGATTGAACTGTTTGATTGGCAATATTGACCATAGACTTTAATGGAATTTTTACAGTTTCACTCACGTTAGTTTTGTTCTTCATTAAAGTTTCTATGATACGTTTTTTGGACAATACTCTTTCAGATAGATTTACGTTTTTGAAATAAACTAAATTATCCAAATCTGAATATACGTTTTCAGATACCCCAACCCCATTTGGTAACTGAGTTTTGGTAACCAAATGTCTAACAATCTCAATACCTTCATTTAAGAATAACTCAGCATCTTCTTTAGATAATCCTTGTGGTTTATAAAGGTCATCGTAGATAGAATATAATTTTGAAAATGATTTATTTTCAAGAATATTGTGTTTGAATTCTCTTAAAGTTTTTTTAAAGTCTGATTGGTTCTTGTAGGATTCTACAAGACTCTTTTCAATTGCCGATTTTATTTGTCCAAATGTCATTTTTAGGGGTTTTCATATAAATATTACGAATTCAGCAACTTATCAAGTTCTTCACCCATTTTTCCTAAACTTTGTTGTCCAACACCTAAATCTAAAAATTTGTTACCATACATATCACTCTCTAAAAGGATATTCATATCTCTATCCATTTTGGATTCTGGTGCTAACTCTGGCGCGCCAGCTTCAGGTGCCGGTGGTGGAGGAACCTCTCCACCCGCTTCTGGCGCGGTCTCAAAACCACCGCCTCCACCTGCGAATATATCTTCACCTGGAGGTGGCGTTGTAGTCTCGCCTGCGGGTTCTTGACCTGTTGCTGGTAGATTACCTTGTTTGTTACCATAAAGTTTATCAATTGTATCAAAGATACCTGTTTTAGAAATAACTGTTGGTGTATTTTTAAGCTCTTCACCCACAGCCTTTTCAAGTCTTTGTTGTAGTAGGTCAACTCTAATTTCTTCATCAGACCATTGGAATATATGTTTTTTGGCCCAAGTTGATGAGGTTGGTTGAATACCATTTCCTGGGTCAGTAACCATATCTTTATACAATAACATTTTTTCTTTCCAAATGTCAATCTTAAGAAGGTCTGCTTGTGTTGATGGGTTTGTTAATCCCAATTCAAAATTAGATATCTCTTCTTCAAAACCTAAAAGGAACAAGTGAATAATTGCAATTTTATTCATTTCTTGAACCATAGATTTTTGAATTCTATTAATGGTTCTTGCAAATCTGATATCCATCAGTGCCAAGCTTTTACCATCACCTACGGTTTCTTCAAATCCTAAAAATGCTTTTGGTATACGAAGTGCTGTAACAAGTTTCTTTTGAATATATTCAATATCTGCAATTTCAGATAAGTTCTGTGCACCAGGTAATGTGTCAATTGGACTTGGCGCTGCAGGGTCTCTTACAGGAATAAAATAATCTTGGTCAACCGCCATTTGGTTAAATCTCATATCTACGTTACCTGTTTTAGAATCAACAATTTGTTCTCTTTTAAACTTGTTGGCAACACGTTGTACGTAAGCCTCAACATCATCGTCGTTCATATTTCCGACATATACTTTGAAGACCCTACGTTCAGGGGCTCTTGAAGTACGGTATATCAACATCGCGTCCTCCGATAATAGAAGTTGTTTCCAAATTCTACGGGACTTTTCCAACATAGATGTACCATACGGCAATTTACGGTCATCACCCAATAATCTAAAGTGAGCAATTTCCCAAGGTTGGAATTCCATATTCTTTTCTTTCCAATAGAATTTCAATCCTTTATTTTTAGTGTAATCGTTACCTATGTTTGGAGATACTGAACCATCCATAAGTCCACTTTCAACCCTTTCAACTTCAATGTTTGGTAACTGAACACAACCAACAACACCCTTTTCAGGGTCCAATCTTAGATAAACAAAATTGTCACCATACTTACAAGTGTTTCTAGTCCACATAGGTAAGTTAGTGTTAATATCTAAGTTATTATTAAATAAATCCGCTAATACAGATTTAATCCTTTTTGATTCTGAATAAATCTGTAATACAAAACCATCTTCATTAGGTGTTGTAGATTCTTCAGCGTAAATGTCTAAGGCTGCAGAAATTTCTGGAGTATACTCCATAGACTCATAGTCATAATAAGATGATAATCTATTTGGTTGGTAGTATACTGCTTGAGTGTATAAATTATTCTCTACCTTAGCAAATTGTCCTGCCAAGTAAGCGGTTTGTCTTGCTTGGAGTTTTTCCTTTTCATATTCGGCTTTATCGGTAGTTCTTAAAAGTTCTTTTTTATCAAACTTAAATACAGGAAAATCCTGATTCATTAACGCGTCAGGACCTAAGGCTCTACCTAATCTTTGCCAAACTGTAAATTGCTTATTTTCTGCCATACTCTATAAAATTATTCAAACTAGTCTGAATATAAATACTACCGAGAACCAAACAGCCATTTATATTTCTCATAATCATTTTTAGAGGGTTCATAATTCCTACTATGTTGTTGTTGATTCGGAAATTGTGGTATTGACGGATTAAAATATTGTGAACTATCTTTATGTTCATTTACAGTTGTGGACCAAGAATCAATCATTGCTTTAGTGTGATTAACCACCTTAGTCAATGAAGGGAACGCCGCTTCAGCAGCATACAACGCCATTGAAATTGACATAATACAATCATCGTGATGCCCTCTTTGGTGGTCAGGTCTACCATTTATGTAGACAAATGTTCCCATCTCACCCAATAATCTACTTGACCTAACTTTAAAATCGTGTCTTATTGCTTCCTCAAATGACGCAATAATTTGAACCCTTTTTGAGTTAAAGTTAATACCTGGTATTTTTTCATTTTGTTTAGGGTCATATTTCCATTT